GATGACTGCCGCGATGTGGGAGTCGGAGTTCCTGATCGAGCGCGAGGTGAAGGAGAAGACGCCGGTGGGCGTGGGCGGCGGCGGCGGGCTGCGCGGCAGCATCGCGGCACAGTCGCCCGAGGTGAGCTCCGACATCGTGCTCGGCGTCGCGGAGAAGGACGCGCACGGTGTCGCGTTCCTGGTCGCGCGCAAGATCGCCGCGCGCGGCACGCTCGCCATCGGCATGTTCCATCGCACCTTCAGCGCGAACCAGGCGAAGGTCGAGCAGATTTTCGCCGGAGCCCGGCAGCGCATCGCCGAGCGGCTGACAGCGAGCGGCGCATGAGCCATGCCCACGCTTGCACAGATCCGGGAAGCGATCCGCGCGAGGGTCGCCGGCATCGCCAGCATCGGCAAGGTGAACGACTACGAGCGCTATTCCACGCAGATGAGCGATCTCAAAACGCTCTATGTCGCCGCGATCGGCGGAGCCGACCAGCTGCGCGGCTGGCACATCCGGCGGGTCTCGAAGAGCGAGAGCTACAACAATCTGGAGCGCTGGATCGTCATCAACAACTGGGAGATCCGCGGCTTCATGGCGCTGGACGATTCGGCGGGGAGCGAGAAAACCTTCGACGACCTGGTCGAGGCGGTGTGCGACGTGTTCGACACCAACCCCACGTTGGTCCCCGACCCCGACTATGCGGACGTGATCATGGACGAGGCGCGCGCCGGAGTGCAGGTGCCGCAGAGCGGTCCGGTGATGTTCGCCGGCGTGCTCTGTCACGCCGCGCGGCTCGCGCTCGCGACGAGGCACTACAAATAGGAGATGGGCGATGACAGATGCGAGAGACAGAGGCGGCGGCAGCTACCGGATCTCGGAATCGGGCGACCTCGAGCAGGTCGAAAAACCGACGCGCGATCACCCCGAAGGCAACCGGCCGCGGGACAGCGAGGGCAAACCGCTCGACGCGCCGGAGCCGTCAGCCGACACTCATCAGCCCTCACCCGCGCCCGAGCGCCCGCGCGGCGGGCCGCGGCGCTTAAGCAACGTCAAGGAGTAAACGATGGCCCGCCTCTTCCGCAAGAAGTCTATCCTCGCCAAGATCGAGACGGTCTACGGCACGGATGCCGTGCCGACCGGCGCGGCGAACGCGATCATGGCGCGCAACGTCCAGATCACGCCGATGGAGCTCGAATACGAGGACCGCGACGTGGTGCGCGCCTATCTCGGGCACCAGGAGCAGATCGTGATCACGAATCGCGTGCGGCTCGCCTATGAGACGGAAATCGGCGGCTCCGGCACCGCGGGGGTTGCGCCCGCCTGGGGGCCGCTCCTGCGCGGCGCGGGCTTCAGCGAGACCGTGCTCGCCGCCGCGCACGCCGGCACCGCGCAGGCGGGCGGCGCCAGCACCATCACGCTCGCCGCCACCGCCTCGGCGGTGGATGACGCCTATCGCGGCATGCGCATCCGCACCATCGGCGGCACCGGCGCCGGCCAGTCGCGCATCGGATCGACCTACGCCGGCGCGAGCAAGGTGCTGACGGTATCGGAAGCGTGGACGACGCCCCCGGATGTCACGACCACCTACTCGATCGACGCGCAGGTGGCGTATCGGCCGGTCTCGGACGCTTTTGAAGCGTTGACCAAGTACTTCAACATGGACGGCAAGCGCCACATCATGCTCGGCTCGCGCGGCACGATGGGCGCGCGGCTCAACGCGCGCGGCCTGCCGATGTTCACCTTCGATTATCAGGGGCTGCTGGGCACGATCAGCGACACGGCGCTGCCGACCGACGTCTTCACCGCGTGGAGGAAGCCGCTGCCGGTCACCAACGCGAATACGAGCGGCTTCTCGCTCCACGGCTTCACCGCCAAGCTCTACGGGATCGAGTTCGCCGCCGCGAACGAGGTGGTCTACCGCAACCTGGTCGGCGCCGAGGACGTGCTGATCACCGACCGCGCGCCGGCGGGCAGCGTCACGATCGAGGACCCGACGATCGCCGAGAAGGACTATTTCACCCGGGTGAAGCAAGCGGACTTGGGCGCGCTCTCGCTCCTGCATGGCACCGCCGCCGGCAACCAGGTGCACGTGCACCTGCCCTCCGCCCAGCTCACCCAGCCGGGGTTCGAGGACCGCGATTCGGTGGTCGCGCTCAAGATGGCGCTGCGCGCGATCCCGAACCTGGGCAACGACGAGATCGCCATTCAGGCGCTCTAAGGAGCATCGCACCAACACGGGCCGCGCCGGTAACCGCGCGGACAAAATCAAAGCGGGCACACTGGCGGGCATTCCCTCACGGGCGGCCCGCTCTTTTTTTAAGGAGTTAAAGGCATGTTCAAGCTTGTAAAAAAGCGGATGGTCGAATGGCCGGTGATGGTCTCCGAGCCGCAGGACGGCGGGAAGATAAAGGTGCGCGAGTCGGCGGCGCAGTTCGAGCTGCTGCCCGCAGATGAGTTCGACGCCATCTATGCGGGTGGCGGCAACGACGTGGACATGCTCATGTGCTGTGTCACGGGATGGCCCGAGGCGCGCTGGCAGGACGAGAACGGGCAGCCGATGGCCGTCACGGACGAGAACAAGGCAAAGCTCTTCAACGATCCGCTGGTGCGGGTGGCCTTCGTGCGCGCGGTGCTGGAGCTGCGGGCCGGGCGCGAGGCCGCAAGAAAAAACTCATAGACGCCGCGCGGCACTGGGCGCGGTCGAGACAGGACGGCGGGAGCGGACCCGATGAGGCAGCCGAGGATCTCCGGGCGTTTGGCGCGACCGAGGACCAGGTGCGCGAGCTCGCCGGGGAGGATGCGTCCGACGCGTGCGAGGTGTGGCAGGAAAACCGCCGCACGCTGGAAGTGTTCCTCTCGCTCTCCCCGCGCTGGGATATCGCCATCGGCTGGAGCGCCATCGCGTGGTGCGGCATCCCGCGCCACGAGATCGAGGCGACGCTGCGCATGATGCTGATCCCGCGCAAGGAGCACGCGGAACTGCTCGGAGACCTGCGGGCGATGGAAGCGGCCGCCCTCGAAATCCTCAACGCGAAGCGCGACTGACGCCATGACCGACCTCGTCCTTGCGATCCGCTTGACCGCCGACGGCAAGGGCCTGGTGGGCGAGGTGCGCGGCTCGGCCGAGGAGCTGAAGAAGCTCGGCCAGGCGGCGCAGGAGTCGAACACCCGGGCGAAGGACGCAGCGGATCAATACGTCGCCAGCCTGAAGCGCGAGGCCGACACCCTCGGCATGACGCGCTCGCAGACGATCGCCTACGAGGCGTCCCAGCACAAGCTCACCGACGCGCAGCGCCAGTCGGTCGCGCAGAGCGCAAAGGCCATCGAGTCCCACGTGCTCCAGCAGGTGATCCTCGGGCGGCTCCGGGTCGCCGCCGTAGCCTACGGCGCGGCGGTGGTCGCCACGGCTCACCAGGTGATCACGAGGACAATGGAGGCCGAGCAGGCCCAAGCGCGCCTCGAGGCCGTGGTGCGTGCAACCGGCGGGGCCGCCGGCTGGTCGGCGCAGCAGCTCCACGCGCTGGCCGAGGAAGTGAAGGCCACGACGCTCTTCGACGACGACGACGTGCGCAACGCGATGGCGGTGATGCTGCAGTTCCGCGACGTGCAGGGCGAGACGTTCAGGGACGCGGTCATCGGCGCCACGAATCTCGCCACCATCATGCGCAGCGACCTCACGAGCGCGGTGCGCGCGCTTGGGCTTGCGCTTTCAAGTCCCGAGGAGGGACTGAGCGCGCTGCGCCGGCAGGGCGTCGCCTTCACGGACGCCCAGGAGCAGACCATCAAGACGATGGCCGCGCTCGGCAACCGCACCGGGGCGATGAACGAGATACTGCGCATCCTGGCCGAGCGAAACCGGGATGCCGCCGCGTCAATGAAGACGGGGCTCACCGGCGCGGCAAATGACTTGGGCAAGGCGTGGGACGATCTACTCAAGGCGATCGGTAAGACACCGGGCACGACCGGCCCCGTCGAGGGCGGTTTCAACCTCCTGGCGAAGCGGCTCAAGGAATTGAAGGAGCTGGTCGAACTGCCGATATGGGAGCGCCTGAAA